ATCCCGACGCCTACTTTCTTCCAGTATGGGCTCATAGAATTCCCTTGTCTCCTTTTGTATTTGTCTTTCACGTTCTATTTGCTTATCCTTCTCCTGTAGAAGGAGATCGAAATACTTGCTGTCATTTGACTTCCTTCCGCCGAATAAAGAGACTATAAGGATGATAGCGGCTATTAAAGCGATACCTACACCCGACCACATCAATATTTTCTTTGTCTGCATGGTCATTGCCCAACTGAATTATTTTCGTTCGCCTTTATCAATACATCGGATCCTTTGACAATAGTTTCTTCTACTGTTTTTGTTTTCCCGGTAACTGCATCGGAGATGTTTGTTTTAACGTCAATAAACTTTTTTATATAGGACTTAGCCCTTCCCATTAATTGCTGAATAATATAAGAACCAAGCAAGCCCATTCCTACGAATGAAACCCTGGCAAAGGCTTCCAGTTTGGGATAGCTGGCGGCTACTTCACCAAACACCAGGTGCCAGATTACCACAGACATAAAAGAAATCAAGATCGGAACAGCATCCCGTTGCAAATAGTCTTTTTTCCAGTTGAAATCCACATTGGCAGCCCGGGCGTCACTTTGCAGGCTGTTCAATTTAAATAAGCAGTGAAGGATCACCCCGGCAATTCCGCAGGCGTCCAACCATATTTCGCTTGTATTCATATACTATTTTTTAAGTGTTTGAAGGATAATCCAACATATCATTACCCGGAAAATCTTTCATCATTTTTCTTATGAAAATCAATTGCTCCCGGTTATCTCGTAACTGCTTATTTGCCTCAATTAGCATCTTGTGACAGTTAGCCTCATGGTTTGCCATCGTTGCAACCTGATCGGTAAGCTGCATCACTTGCTGCGATAACTTCTCATTATCCTGCTTACGTTCAATGGCATCCTTTTTCCTTTCCTCAGACAATTCTTTAAACCCATCCATTACCACTTTGGTGTAGGCTGCTCTGTCACCACGTAACCAATCTATAATAGCTTTCCAGGGCATTATTACTCGTTTACTACTTCTTCCGTACCGTCATCATAATATTTCACCGTCTTAATAAGGACTTTTGGTTCTGCAGGAGGGTATTTAACTTTTCCCGACTTGATATCAGCTGTTGAAGCAACTGACAGCATCTGCGGAATCCCAACTCGCCAGGGAATTGTTATAGCTGTAATACCGACGTTAGCGGGATCATCCTGCGGGCGGATGCCATGTGCCGGTAGCCCAAACTTCCCATAACCCCAAGCGTAAATGTTCCCTCTTATGTCTTGTGCAAATGATCTGAAAGCATAATAAGTACCAAGCCAAAACCGTTTCCACTTCCGTCCCCGGCTTATATTGACAGGCTCAGAAACAAAGGTTCTGTTTCCCATATCGGCATTTCCTGCAAGCACACGCGGATCTATTTCGCCATTGCCAACCTGTCCAACCCAATTATTACCCATGCTCCACATTTCATCATTGCCATCGATCATCATCAGCGTGTTGTCAGATGCTCCGATTTGCTTTATATTTTTGGGTTGCCAGTTAGGTATAATGGGTCCGGTTGCTTTTTTCTGACCGACGTAGGGAGCACCGAAGGCATCACACCATATGACAGCCGACCCGTTTACTACTGCGGCTGAGAATAGACTCCTTGAAGTAGCAATGTCAGTAGCAGGCCCCGGCAGATTGATTTTCTCTGCAGCAAGTTTGGCCAGCTCCGCATGCGGCTTGACTATTTTCCCGCTGGATATCCAATTGTATTTCCAAACACCACCTTTATCATCGAGCGCAAGCAATACGGCAGCAGCGACAGCTTTAACAATTCTGCCTGGAACCTTCAGGGAAACAACTTCTAGTTTGTCATTGTACACGGTCAAGCTCCCTCCAGCTCCCACGATCACATGATGCGTATAATAGGCAGTGGAGGAAATAGCGCCGGTTATCGGCACCTTTTTCCATTGCGTGTTATCTCCCAGCGCATGATAAACCTGACCAGATTCACTGATCACGTTCGCCCACGGATGCCCAGCAGCACCGGTTATTATAGGTTCAGGCAACGAGTAAACAGACAGTTTGTTATTATCATAAGTCGATACCTTCCCGTCGTTCTGGATAAAGTAGTTCGAATACTCGCCGACTAATATCTCTTTATACATGCTCTTTGTTTTATGGTGCTATATACGTGAATGCGCCAAATACGGAAAACACACGGCTGGTGACATCGGTAGGCGTAAATCTTATCTCAGCTACGCCCCCGGCTATGTTTCCTCTTATTCGTCCAACAGTTCCCAACTCGTCGGAAATAGTTCCCGAAAGATTGTATGTATTAGGAATTGATAGGCTTTCGTGTAGCGTAAACGTCAGCGTCGTCAGTGTTGCTGTAGTTGTCGGGTCTATGGTTATCTCGCCATAGAAATAGACCTGGTCACCATTGCGCGAAAAAGTGAACGTCGATGCCGATGACGATGAAACATTCGCTGTATTATTAAGCGTCGGGGACCAAGTACCTTCAGTTTGAACTGGCAGGTTTGCCCATACCGGCACTCCGCCAGCAACTGTTAATACCTGCCCGGTTGATCCAATTGCTCTACGAGATGCAGTTGTCCCTGACGAGCTGTATATAATATCGCCTGTAGTCGTCATTGGATTAGCGAACCCCGATAGTGCTGTTTCTGTACCCGCATCATCTTTCGAATACATCTTGCCGTCTGACTTTGCATAAACTCTCACAAGGCCTGTAGCGGGTGTTGACGGCGCTGCTATTTCTGAGACCTCCATGTAACCAGTACTTTTTATATTACCTGCCACGTGCAGCATTTCTGCCGGGGTCGTCACATTGCCTATACCCATTTTACCAGCAGCGTCAAAAAGATATCTGTACGCCGATCCTGTCACATCATAAAGCCCTATCTGTCCATCTACTCCCGCCGCTCGTGGATGCCAACGATAGCTATGACCTCCTGTACTATTGTCCATTAGTGCAATACCAAAATCATTCTCGCCATTTACGACAACGGTAAATCCGCTATTAGGTTCCGGGCTGATCGCTCCTACTGTAACCTGGCCGGTTGCCCGGTAGATATCACTGCCCGATGTTGTCCACTGTGAAGAAACCTTGTTGTTGAACGTGTTCCAGTCGGTAGAAGTTAAAAACCCTTTTGTGCTGGTTGATGCTGACTGCCCGTTGGTATAATCGATGGAGATGGTGGTCCCCGATTCATTAAAGTCGGAGGCTGTAAACGTGTACGTGGTTCCCCCGCCTGAACCGCCGCCAATAGTTGTCCATGCGGAACCATTATAATACCTGAAAGCCGCTGAATCGGTGTTATATATCAGAAGGCCGCTGGCCGGGGATGAAATAGCATTTTGTTGTGTTGTATTCATTCTCGGCGTAAGTAAGCCCCTCGTAGTGCTGGTCATTTCAACCAGCGAACTTGCGTGAGGGTTACCGGTTGTCTTAATTCCCAATGCATCCGCTGTAATGGTAACTGTGGAAGTGGTGTATCCCGGACCTCCGAGCAACAAACGAGCGCCTGAAACGTCGGGACGCATACCGATATCATTTGTCAGCGAGTTGGAGAAAAAACCTGCATCGGAAGTGACTCCGACCGGAGCATATCCCAAAAGCGTTGCGCCGTTATATATGGAGGTGGCCGGGTTGTCGTTTCCCACAAGTGCTATACCTCCTACTGAGGTATTATCGGTAACAGTTAATCGTTTCGTGAAAGCCGTTCCGCCAACGGCGAGCGACACGCCATTAAATCCAAAGTTGGCATCGCTTGCGATAAGCCCGCCTGTAGTCGTATAAGGCACCCGGTTCGCACTAATGGCGGACATGGTTAGCGACTGTGGAACGACCACCGCCCCGTTAATAGTCGTGGTTTGATTACTTCCTGCCTCTGCAATTACAATGGGAAGCGGAGCGCCGCTTGCAAAGTTGTAAGCCGAATAATACGCATCTATATTATTATAGCGTATCAAGGCACCCTTCCCGCTATTGCTGCCGTTTGTGAGAAACATAGCTCCTACTCCTGGATTCTCGGCGCGGCTACCCACCGCCACATTCACATAAGTTGGCACATTTGATATACCGTCACCGATTTGGATATTTCGGGTAGTTGAATTGCCATTGTTGGTTACATGCTGCAAGTTGTCGGTATCAAGAAAATCAGGAGGTCCGTCATACCCGACATACACATTGCCATGACCATACCGGAAACCGGCGATAGCCACGTTATCGGAAATGTCTATCGGGATACCCCCAAAGTTGAAGTCCGTTGCAAAGTGTTTGTTGTTAAGCGTGTTCCCCGAAAACACCAGGTTCTTAATGGCAGCGCCGTGATCGATGACTATATTCCCGGGGCCCGTGACCGTATTGAACTTATTGCCTTCGATATTCACATCATAGAAAGCCGGGGCAAGGGTACCCCCTCCAAACCTAAGGAAGCTGGTATTATTGATCAGGTTGTCCCGGATATCAATAGCCTCAATCCGGTTGCCGTTAAATACGCCTGAACCAGAGCCTGTTTTTCCAAAGTCACTGTCGTAATAGATTGCTACTTCTGTCGGGTAAGAAATCACGTTATCGTGAATAAAATGCTCCGTACTCCCCACAGAGGTAAAAAACTCTGTAGTATTGGTATAATTTACCCATACGCCGCGTGACGTGTACCCATATATCTGGTTAAAAGGGCCGATGTTGAAGCCCGCTCCACCTTCCAGTTTGATTTGAGAAGATGGCATGGCCGATATCCTGCCACTAACCGTGTCATGTGTTCGCATGACATTGAAAGCAAAGATCAACTTACCGTAATCCTGTGATTCGTTGTTAGTATTGAGAAAGCCGTATTTAATGTTGTTGTCGAAAGTATTGTAGAAATAATCGGCTGAATGAATATTATGGTTCTCCGCGCCCACCCAAAAGTGATCAAAGGTGCAGTTGATAACCCGGTGATTAAACCCGATAGTATTAGTAGCCGTAAGCAGTAATCCTCTCTGGTTTGTGCTCGGCGTACTGTCTCCACCGGTATACCGGAAAACCATATCGCGGATAATGACCTCTTTTCTGCCGGGGAACATCACATTATAATACTGCCGGGGGCCAGCGGCGGAAACCGTTAACAATACACCGTCATCGGCTGTCGATAACACCGATGTTTGTCCAACGCCCTGAATAAGGACCGGTGCTGTTATTCTCAGCGAGTCTGATCGGACGGTCCACGTACCATCAAACTGGATACCATATCCCTTGTTCTGAGCATCGGCTATTGCTGCTTCCCAGGCTTCTGTTTGCTGCGCAATGGTTGCTGATCCGAATGAGGTAGATAAATAAGATAGCGGGTTGACCATGACGATCTTGGTTGTGTCGCCTGAGCCACCACCGGATACCGGCAATTCATACGCTAACCTGGTTCCCGCCTTATATACAATTAGGCTATCTTCTGAGGCATTGATAAATACGGTTTGTACCCATTTGTTGGTAGTGTCTGCTTTGCGTAAATAAGGAGTGAGCATCGATGAAGTGTCGGACGTATTCAACTTCGTGACTAATCCCCGGTCTACATCTCCAATAGTTGCCAGACCCGTTGTTGCCGTAAGTGTATCAGCAGTAAACCCTAAACTATTCGCTGTCGTGCTATCAATAAGGATCCCATACCTTTGGATTAGCGTTTTGATATTATTTGTTCCGGGTATTGCTAAGCGGTGTGCGCTTCCCACATTACTATTAGTCGACCCTCCTGCTGTCCTCCACACCCCACCAGAATAAAAATAAAAAAGGTGATCCGTACTGTCTACATAAACGGCTCCAGCTCCCGGCCATTGAAGCGGCCCGAGTGCAGGAGATATACCGGCAGGTATATGCAACTCCCTAAAATATCCTCGTAGCCAATCATACCCCTGATTTATCCTTGTGTAATAGCTCGTTGGCTGGCCATACGCAATCGATGAGATCAGCACCAAAAAAATTAATATCCACTTTTTCATTTGCTATACTTTATACTTTATTGAAATCTTCTCCAGCTCCTGAGCATTCGGCCTGCCAATCGTTGGTCCTCGAAATGGGTTATTAGGATTAAACTCAATCTTTCCCCCACTGCTCGTATACCTGAACTCCAAACTCCCCGGCGTACCGTCTACTTTCTTATGCACTTTCCCTTCTCTCGTTACTTTTAATATGGTCGCAAAAGCCAGCCCCGCGTCTTGTACATAATCAAGCCCCGGCAGTCCTAAATAATTATTTGTGTATACAGCCATTAGCTTTCTATTTTATATTCAACTGCGACCCACTCACCGCTGTTAAAGGGAACGGTAGGATCAATATGTATATCTCCATTCGGCAGATCAGCCAGGAATTGTAAAGAACCAGGTGTGCCATTAGTTGCATATAGGGTGTCTCCTGTTCTGGCCACAGAAAGAATTACCACCCCATCCTGTTCTAATAAGTCATGATGCACGCTTGTTTGACCTGCTACCGCATCGATGTACAGCGTATCTTCCTGCTCACAAGCCGCTGGCTCCGGCGGATCAACCGCAGCCATTGAGAATTCTCCTGTCCCTTCGAAGGTTATGTCAGCCGTGCTCCAATCTGTAGCGGGTCCATTTATTCCTAGTTCGGGAATGATCACAGTACCTGAAATCGAATGATCATTTCCCTCCGCATCAGAAAAATCGATCTGTATCGTTTGCTGTACGCCCCTTACCGATTCCTGTAGCAGGTAGAAAAATGAAATCTGGCCATCACTATTATTGATCTTGGTTAACCCTGATGTGGTCACGCTCCATTCATAAAGCCCACGAAGGCGTTTGTGCCGGGCTATTCCGCTGCTGGCGGTCGTTGCCAGTACAACATCTTGCTTTACACGAAGCGCCATATCGGTAGCGCAGAAAATCGGGTACGCTACTGCATCCACGATTAAACTAACCACTGCATCATATCCGAATATGGGTGTCATGTCTTATCACTTATATATTTGAACTCAAACACATCCCCGTACATCTTTGGAATATCTGTTCTATAAGTTTCGACAAGCGTTCCTTTACTCTCGCACAAGAACAGATCATGGTCAAACGTCAGCATCATAAAATGCCGGTTATTGCTATGCGTTGAGCTATCTGTAATGAAAAATTTATTCAATAGGTCAGGCGGCACTTCGCCAAACCCTATTAGTGTTTTATCGCCCTGGAACGAGTATTGAAAAATCTTGTTGGTATTGCGATACTGGTTCCATACAGCAAAAGCCTGCGTCTTACCGTATTCAATACAGTATTCGGGCCCTGGCGGGAATGATTGTCCAAAGGCATGAGAGGTGAAAAATGCAACGGTGCGCCGAAATGATGCCCTCCTGATCGTTGCCGTTTCGGTAATAACAGTGGGCGGCGCAGGGCTAGTAACCACGGCTGTAGTACCTCCAACAATGTTGAATGTTGATGATACAACCGTATAATAACCAGAGTTTGTTCCGCTGATATAAATGATTTGCCCGGAAGGATATTTGGCAATAACGTTACCTGTCAGTGAAAAACCTGTCACGGCGAATTGAACGCTACCAGAGTAAAGAATAACCCCCCGAGACCGATAAAACATTGTTCCTTTAAAAAATCGATTAGGGCTATCAGATAAGTAAACTTCATTCTCTCGCTTGGCTAAGTATCCAGTTGATTTTATCCCCGAGCCTTGTATGTCAGTCCTATCTACTCGGTTAAATTGTCCCGAGAACTCCTGATAAGAGCCTTGTATATATGCTTTGTTGGTGACGCGTAGGTTATTAAACCATATTTGATTAGGTTGTGCTGAACCCATTACCAATCGAATAAACACCTCACCTGAAACGGGAATACTTTTTGACGTTGCGCTGATTGTTCGCCATTCTCTTGTATCATCATTAGCCCTGTTGTATTGCCACTGATGTAAAAATGATCCCGTTGACGAAAACACCTCTACCCATTCATTTGTCCCGTCGGATTCGTTATATTCCCAATCCCATAAAGTACCGTCGTTCCCTTCTAGCCTGATCAGGGCTGGAAACACGTTTATAATAGATAAATTGGTATCAAACCGCGTATCTACACTTATTTCAAGTCTACCATTTTTTTCTACTTCGATTGCTTCGCTTTTCAAGTAATGTCTTCCCCCGGAAGCTGCATTGACCACGATAAATTTTTTTTCTCGCTCATACCCGATTTCATATGTTTTTCGTAAGACTCCAAGAGAACCTGATACGGGCTGGCTATCTATGCTAGCGTTGGTACCCGTATCGCCTTCCCGAAACAGTGTCCAACATTCTGGTGTAAAATCTAGGTCTCCATTTTGAAACAAATCGGGTTCTGGTCCTACCCCTCTTGCGAAGTCAGAATTACATGGGATTTCTTTTGCGTGCTGGTATCGGAAAATTTCTTTAACAAAACCATGCTCCCGTTGTGTCACCACGTTGGTCTGTTCCTGGCTGAGCCAGATAGATTCATTAAATCCTATTTCCTTGTCAAAATCAGCGGCGCCCAGGAAACCACCAAATACACCATCGGCACTAAATTGAGCGAGATAGGGCGGGTTCCCGTCGAACTCATCCACCCGCATGACCCACCATTCACCTTTCCACTGCGTTAAAAAGCAGTCTTCGCCTAATATCTTTTCGATCACCTGCAAACAATTCTCGCAGGTGCCTATTTCCTGTTCAAATGTTTTGGCGTCCAGATAAATACCATCATAGAAATGCTTTTCACTGGATATATCGGTAAAGGTTGTGGTGACGCCCGCTTCAGACGAGGTGATGGTCCTGTCAAGGGTCAATATCTTTGTTCCGGAACCATCAGCGACGGATAATACAACATCGGCACTGTTGTTAGAGGTTGTGCCAGAAGTTTCTATTTCCATACCCTCGTAAAAAAAACCACTATCTGTAGAAACGGTCACCGTTTGGTTGGTCGCGTCGAAAGTTGCCTGGTACTGCATTTGCCCCGTACCATGTCGTAGGTTATTGATTACTTTTATACCAAGCGTTAGCCTTGTTTTTTTCAGGCAATAAGCCAGAATATCTGCTATTCTATGCTTTCCGCGAAGCGTCACTAAGTCATCATCAGTAAGGTCAATATCTTTTAGCGCCTTCAGCCTGTCGTTTGCTGTAAGCGTTACTTCATTGGTCGGTGGGAGGAATGGCTCTCCCTGGTCATCAAGCATCAGAAAGCCGTAGAATATAAATTGGTTCTCTATCTGGATGGTTACATAAAAGCGATCATCGGGCCCCGACGAGAATGTTTCCAGGTTTGTATTGGAATCACTCAGAAACTTAATAGTAGCCCTCTTTGATTTAGTAGGAGTAAATTTATCCTCGTTGTTATCTTCGGTGGAAATATGTAAGGGATCTCCGGCAGGCGCAAGTGTCACCAGTATTACCTCCATATCATCATCCACCTGGAAAAAGGTATCATATATCGTTGTGGTAACGGTTTTACCCTCGATATTTTTGAACTCATGTATATATGCGTAGCCTGGTTTCATTTTAGTTTCTGCCGTTGTACCGGTTTGTGCGAGCATTGCTTAAAAGCATATCCTGGCCGGAAAGTCTTCCGCTGACAACAACGTTTAATGTTTGAAGCATACCGGGAATATTAGCTGATCTTACGTTTGAGGTTGTTGATCCAATTGAATTAAAAGCTGGGATTCTCATTTGGCCTAATATTTCGTCTAATGCGCTAAAGGGAATGATTTGCCCGGAAACATTTGGGACGAATAATTCTGGTTCTATTTCACCAACAACGTATTTTCGCCCAGCCGTAACCGGTCCACCACCGGCCCGAAAGCCAGCAATACTTTTGAATATGTTCATGAAGCCTTTCCCGCCAAATAGTGAGGTTAATGTGTTCCCTGGGAGAATTGCTTGAAGTAAGGCAGCTGCCGTGGCAGCAGCTAATAACTTAGATATAAGCTGAGTCAATGAGCTTGCAAAGGCTTGAACAAAAGATTGAATTGCGTTTTTACCTTCAAGAATTGCAGAATAAACACTTTCAAATGATGACGTAAGAGTGTCAGCCAACGTCCTTGATATAGCAAGTTGTGTATTGAATGCTTCCATCTTCTCTCTTGCATCCGGATCAAATTCAAAAACAACCGGCACTGTAAAGTCTCTGAAAAGCGAGGATAATTTACCTATCGTTTCATTAGATACGGGTACAAATTCTTTTACTTCAATTACTACGGGTATCTTTGTCTGTAGTTCTGGAATAATTCCGGTATCTGGAATTTTGATCGAAATATCAATTTTTTTATCCTTGATCTTGTCCAGTTTAATATCAAGGTCCTCGAAGTTGGTCGTAAGGTTAAGTAAGGGTTCTAATTGGCGTTTAAGTGCATCAGTTGCACGCTGCACTTGCTTTTCGTAGGTATTCTCTGCTTCAAATGCGGAGGTTGTAGCCGCTGTAAATTCCTCTTGGCTACGTGTAGCATCAGTAATAACAGCATCACGTTGCTTTATCGCGTTTCTAAGAGACGCCTCTGTAGAAAGCCCCTGCGTAATGGTAGCCTTTGTCTTTCCTGATTCTATCCGCCTCTTCTCTTCTGCTATCTGTAACTCAACGACCTTTGCTGCCGTTTCTTCTACCGATTTAGCTATTTGTTCCTGTAAGCCCTTCACGACCGCCTGACGTAGCAGGTTATCAATAATTACATCATATGCTTTCCCTATATTTTCGAGTGTGACCTTTTCCCCATTAAGGTTTGAAAGGTATTTGCCATACTCCTGGTTGATAGCCTGTAGCGCCTTTTGCTTATCATCGTATGAAGAATTTACATTTTGAACGACACCTACAAGAACGGTAAGTTTTGCTGCGGATAATGTGAGATCTTGTGCCAGTTTCTGCGTAGCCTCATCCATTTCCTTTGCCGCTTTGCTTGCACCAAACAATTTATCTCCGAAAAGAGTAAGTCCTGCTGTTACAATGGAAATGCCTAAACCAATACCACCCGCTCCTAACAACGAGCGTCCAATAGCTTTTAATCCGCCAGTAAATGACCCGGCGGAGCCTATCGTTCTTTGAAAAGACGGGACAAGTTGATCAATGTTATTTGCAACAGCGCCAATATTCCTCGAAAGAATTGCGTAAGGCGCATCCTGTATTACGCGACTGAAATCGAGTGTCGTCTGTCTTGCCCGACGAGAAAGATCATCATAGCGCGCCAAGGGTTGATTAACGCCACCAATCGCAGCAGGTAATCGTGAAAAGTTATTTGTAAAAGAAGTTAACCCACCTCCAAAGAAAGAAACCTGCTTTTGTAATTGAGAAAGTTTGGAAGTTGTATTTCCGGCAGATGTAGCTACATTATCAAGTTGCGGCGGTAGTTGAACGAAAACAGAACTGGCTTTTTTTGACTCGGCGGCAAGGTGGGTAAGCCCGGCGCCTGCCTTTTCAGCAGATTCATTGAGTTTATTCAATCCCTGCTGAGCCTGCGCTGTATCTGCACTTATTAATATGCCCAGCCTTGCATCACCCATTGCTCTCTTTTAATCGTTTAAGTTTTCTTGCTTGCCCTTCGGTCATTTCTACGCCGCGGTAGGTGACCATTTTTACAACTCTGCCGCCTTTGTCACCCTGAAGCGGCCACCACTGCTCGATGTGAACATTTTTGCCACCTATTTGGGCAGACATTATTAGTTCTGCAACACGCCTGAGTGTCCGTTGCTCGAATAATATCTTTTCATTCCATCCTTCACGTAACAGCATGAAATCATCAAAATCCATTTCATAGAATTCGTGCGGCCTTATGCCGATGTGCCCGAATGCTTCTGCTTTCAGTTTGTGCCAGGTGAGGCGCTCTCCACCAGTTCCCCGGCTTCCTTCTCCCCCGCTTTGCCATTGCCTCCCAGCATGGCTTCCTGTCCAACCTTTAAAATCTCCTTAGCTACTTCGAATTCCATTGACTGCACCCAAGTGTCTATTTGATCTTTTGGAGTATTATCACCCGAGCAGCGTAGTCCGGCGTATACGTAGGCAAAAACAATTTCATACTGGTTTTTGGGCGTAGTAATCTGATTGACGAATTCAATCGGATCACCAGTAATTACTTCAGCGATGTATTTAAAAAACCCCATCGTACCAAATTTCAGCGTGCGCTGCTGGCCGCCGATTTCTATTGTTGTTTCTTTTGACATACGTAACTATTAGCTTGTACCGGTAATATTGATTTCATCAGGCTTGAATGTCCAGGCGAACTTCACGACTTCACCCACCGGAGACGTGAGCGTGGTTTGTACGAAACGCCCGGTAGCATACACATGCACCGCGGCGCCTTCAGCAATCGGCGACCCGTCTGATGCAGTAAACGCCTCGTTTTCGTGCAGGAATTCTACCCTCGTTCTTGCCTTCTGCCAGGTGAGAATTTGACTGTAGGAAGCTTCGGTTGCGCCGGGATCAGCATTAGACACTGCATTCCCGGTATAATTACCCTTCATTTCCTTCACGCCGTTAAATGTGCCGCACTTGGTATCTGTTTCCGATACATCATTGGTATGGTCGATTGATTCATCGATTTCGCAAACGAGCGTGAGCCATGTTGTTTCACCTGCTTCACGAACCCGTGTGATCATGTCAACCCCTTGTATTTCTGCTGCCATTTTATCGTTGGTTAATACGGTGAGTAAATCTTGTTACTTTACGGTAGTACCTCGGGTCGCTACCGGTGTCCTCCTCCAAATAATTGGCACTCGAAGGAGTAACATTTGATATCTGGAACCCTGTTGTTATCAATGCACATTTTCTTGTCGGCCATACCAGTTCACGAATCTGGTCATCGATGATATCTACCACACTTCGCTGTACTGATACGGAATGAACCGTTACAATGTCAATGACCACAACAGGATTAGTGATGAATGATGTTTTGTTACTGTCGTCGGTTTCGCTTTCTGCCTGGATAAGCACGTAATGGCCTGCTATGTAATTGGGGGGGTCTTCCTTGAACACCGGTACCTCCGTACTATCGTACTCGAGATTTCCGCCCAAAAGGTCAAACCACGCATCCACCAATGGCTTCATTACGTTTTTCATATCCGCTTTAACACGTTTTCAATGTTTCGTAAAAGGTTGGGCCGCTCGGCTTCCAGTTGCTTAAAGAAAAATGGCTGCGGTTTTATTCCTTTTCTCCAAATACTCCGGGCGATCACATACGCTACCTCGATATCTTCCAAAGCATTCATAGCATTTCTTCTTCTCTTTCCCTTTGAGCCGCCCTGTTCGAAACCTCCGCCCTTTTTCTTTCTGATGCCGGTGGAATAGGTTCCTGCCAGCCCTTTTCGCTTTACCCATGCTGTGATGTTTCGTAAAAACTCCTTCCACGTACCGCCTTTAATCCCTTTTGCTTCTGCCGCTACATCTTCATACCCGGGAATAGGTTGATATCTTCCTTTCGTTCCGAATTCTATGAAAGCCGCATACGCTGACTGAGCAAATACGCCGTGATTTAATTCCGACTGCTTAGCCACCTGGATGGTGCCTCGCAATCTTCCTGTATCTCCTGGCGCATCCCGCAAAGCCCCTGTCCTCATATTCTGAGCGGATACCTGAATCTCAGCATCGATCTCTTTTGGGAAATTTTGAATTCCCTTGTTGAGCCGCTGCTTCAATTGATCAAATCCGCTTAGCTTCACGTTTATTCCTGCCATCAGTCAAAGGATTTAGCTTCAGCACGCAGTAACCAATAGAAATTTTTCTCTTTCTCCCGTTCCAGCGATTGAATAGTATGCCGCACTCCCCTGTATTCAACTTTCACATTAACATTGAGCGTTATTGTTCCCCGGAAGCGAAACCTGAATTCAAAGAGCTTATTGAGACTAGTAAGATTGTTATTCACAGACCGGTTACTATTCACCAGTCTCACGTCCGCCCAAGCATTCAGAAGTACAACTGCTGATGGTATGCTTTCACCATCCACAATAGTCGGCGTTTCATCCACGATCTTAATGAGCCTTCTTGTACCAATCGACATAGCATCAGTTTATGATTGGAATACGTGAATACTTATACACCCCGTCTGAAATAACATACCCTTTCAAATTGTCCTCGTCCCCCAAATGCTCATACATATAGGCTACCATTCGCTTTATCTCGGTCACCAAGGGCTTTGGAAGTTTCCCGGTGTCCCATCCGGCGGTATACGTCACCGTCATGTTACAATCACAGGGCTTTTTCAGATAATCGCCTACTCGCTTGATATCATCAGACTCGTAAGCGTCATCATCCTCGTTCAAGACCTCCGTGATTTCTTTGACAGGTCCATACCTTAGTTGAATGTAGCCAGCCTGATTTGTCACACCCGTTGCCTGGTAAGTGTGATCCACAATAGAGATACCGAGCGTTTCTTCCAGTGTTTGACGAGCCGTGGTAATAAATTCTTCGATCTTCTCATCGTCGAAATCGAAATCATCACCTACGCCTTCGAGTCCTTCCAGCCTGAGATAATCTTTCATTTCCTGTAAGCTGACGGGTTCAGCGACCCCGTCGCTTACATCGGAAATGTCTTTGGTATCTAATATGATATTGTAATTATTCATTACGATACATCGGGATCATCACCTACAATGAAGTAGTTGTTGCCGTAGATCGGGAAGGCAACACTTTCTTCGATACGCACAGTGATCTTGTTCTCACGGACATTAGTACCGTCCTGCTCGAAGAACTCAATGCGCATCCCGTTTTGAATGAGCAGTTGTGCGCCCATCGCAAAATCACCCACGATGTACTTGTTCATTTCGGCGCCGGCTGCATCCTTGTTCATTGCCGTAGAAGCATAAACCGGCACACCGGAGATATACAGCACCCCATTTTCAAACGTTACGTTCTTGGGCAGGTCATACTCACCCGAACCAGAAGCCTTGTTCTTGAAGAACGAGTAGTAGGCCCGGGGCCGAATAAGGATGCCGGTAGCATCTCTTTCTTCTTCATCCTCCAATTGGGCGATACTATCAATCAGGGCTTCCACTAAAATGGTGGCTGATGTATCAGCGGCAGTAAAGTTGCCGCTGTCCATGATACCGGAAATATTGGGCGAGGTACCATCACCAACAAGCAATTGCCTGTCTTCTGCACGTAATAGCTTTTCAGGTAAGCGACTATTCAGGTAAGACAGGAAGCCAGGAATGTTATTCATAGCTTTTCTCGTTACCCGCACCCAGCCTGCAATCCATTCAAAGTTTACTGTGGTTTCCACCAGGTCCAGGTCGAACTGTGGCTTGGTGCTGGTTTCAGCGGTAGGAGCCGGATCACCCTCGCCCCCATTGTCGCGCATGAAGGTGTAGGTATTGCCGGGGCCTGCTGTCCCTACAGGAACAAGGGTACGAACATGCACTTTCCGTTTCGGTGGTTCAATAATACCCGGGGCCATGATTTGCCCGTAGCGGCTACCACCTGTTACGTTGCCGGTTGTAATGTCACCAGGCGCTTTTAGCTCAATCGTGAACCTTTTATTGCGGTCCTTGTGATTATTCGCCAGCATTTCCAGGTTCTTATAGTTGTCTCCCTCGTTGAGTGCTGTCTCAATCAATGACTTCAAAGAGACAGGCTGCAATGGGGTGGCAATCCGGCCGTTCTTAATGTCCTTAACATCGGTCGCCAATTGGTCGAGTGCATCCTGGTTCTTCTTATCTGCTTCGTCTTTTGTAACCTTCCATTCGGTCAATCCCTTTAATTCCTGTAATTCGGGGAGGGCTTCTTTGATTGCCGGGAGATTGTCGGTAAAAGCTTTTTTGATTAATTCCGCGTTCTTTGTTTCCAAAGCGGCTTGCATATCGTTGATGGCTTTGGTTGCCGCAGCGGTGGCGGCGCTTGCTGCAGTAGCTTCAAGGCCTGACTTCATAGAGTCAAGCTGCTCCTGCAATTCTTTTGTGTTCATGTCCTGCCGTTTTTAGTTTGTTATTGAATGTTTGTAGAACATCCAACAAACCTTTACTATCCGGCTCAGGTGCTTTCTCAGCGGCGAGAGTGGTTTCTTCGAAAAGTTGTTGAAGTTTGTTTGTGAGCTGAAGGATTTTTACTTCTATCAACTCGTATGATGAATCGGAAAGATGACCTGTCTTAAACATCTTGTACATCGTTCCGAGATCGTCCATTGTTTTCTGGAATTCCGTTTTCCTTTCTTCTAGCGAAAAGGATTTGCCTACTTCCAGTGTAGGAGTAAACTCATTGGCCCCCCACAGTACGGCACTTCCTTCAAAAAGCGTTACTTCCTTCAAAATTTGATACCGGGTTTCCCAATCATCCTCATTTACAATTTCACGTTTGACAGTAGCATAGCCGATTGAGTGCTGATTGATTGCACCCGACTTGTAGAACTCAAGGACATCATTTCCCCATGATGTTTGCGGTATGTCGGTGATACCCACCAGGAAATCACCTTCCATCAATAGTTCAGAAAACTTACCCACCGCATGTTTCAGTGACGTGTAGTGGTCGGTAAGATGCCAGATGAGGTTCTTACCTTTTGGACCGCGTTCCCGGATTGTTTTATCGAATGCGTTCTTTTCTATTATGTCCCGATCATTATCTTTTATCCCTGTTTTATTCAGGGCGATCTTAACACGGCGAGACTTATCATCCACGTCGAGAACGCTATCATCTATATTTTTAACCTCGTAAGTTTTCATGACTATACTGTTATGGTTCTTGGCCTTCTTATTTGTCCTGGCAGAATCACTGATACCCTTGATCTTTTCGGTATCAACCTGCCTTTATCATCTCTTTTCGGTTGCGTCGCCATATTACACCGACAGTTGACGGTATCGACCGCCTGTGCCTTTGGATCCCCCGGGTGCTGTAACTCGTGCCCATTTCGCGGGTCTCTAAACACATCGAAGAAATCCACCGTTTGCCCATCCAAATGCAAGTGGTCTGCATGATCGTCGGGGCTGAAACCCCTGGTTCGATGATCCTTGACCGATATCCACAGCTTTTGCAACTCGTAGTCAAACGTCACCCCTTGTGCATACACCCCGGCATTAGCCGCCCTGTTCACCTCTGTCCGCACTATCCTTGCTGCTTGAAAAGTGGTGAACGGCAGTGCCTCTAAACGCCCCACGATCTCATCCACTCCCCACCCTTGTTTGACCGCTTCATCAAGAACCTGCAATAGCTTCTCCCTCGTGGTTTCATCTACGCTATAGGTTATCTTTTCCAGCAGGAATGTTCTTAAGTAGTTTTGAATCCACTCTGTCCAGGCATCAGCAAATCCGATACGCTTAACCTGCATGTACATGTGCCTGCCCTTCTCTTCTTTCCTCATCCTGATCTCATTTCGCCTTGCGTGGCGCAGACCAACCGCAGTGTATAAATCAGAAACTACCTGCTCCAACTTTTCGTTACCGGTGTTTTCACTTAGCCACCTCCTGCCAGCTGAAATCCCTCCGCTTCGCAGCCTTGCAATCAAAGAACTAACTTTGCTTTTCAGCGCCTTTTTCACTTTAGGAAACCAGGCCTTTTCAAAGCGCCGGTTTATCCTTATATATTCCTCGGCATATTTTTTACGCTCATCACGGTTCATTTAAACTCCCTTTTTTCTTTACCCGGATTCATCAACCTTTTTCGTAGCAAATCCCGCTGGTATTCCCGCTTCCTTTTCTCTGCCGCACATTTTTTCTCTCTCTCCGTAATCGGGTATTGTTCAAACACCCTTTTTTCAATAGCCTTCCTTTCCTCATCGTTTTTCACCATACGATCAATTTTTAACAGGATATCACTCATCCCCATCGTTTAGGGCTTTGTCCACCTCGTTCATTTTCCACTCGCTCATCGGGATTCCCATTGCTGACTCATCAATCCAGGGCTCATCAAATATTTTGTCATTCATCTTTTCAAGTCCCATCAGGTCCAGCATACGGTTTGGTGGCATACCCGTTTTCTTTGCAAGTGGTTCCAGCCACTTCATCATCTCCCCAGCATCGGTTTGTAGCTCACTGTACACTGTCATATCGAAATCAATGATCCACTTGCTATCTAACTTCCAATCCTTATGTGCTTTGCGGTTTAACGCATCGCGGAATGAGGTAAGATGAGCAAGCGCACACCGTGAAGTGAGCGCCTTCTCCCCTTCCTTCTGGTTATTGTAGGTCTTGTTCTCCGGATCATTAAGCAGTTGGCTTGGAACACCACCCAAGACATTACAGAACCGTCTTAAATCCCATTTCTCCGCTTCGATAATCGCTAACTCCACCGGTGAAAGTCCCAAGTTTTCAAACCCTATTTTATAACCGCTCGTTGCGAGTTTACCAGTATTGGTGGGACCGCTATACTCAGTGGCCAACGATTGCTTCAAAGCAACCATTTGAGCATGACCCGCTTTGCGATCATTAGTAGCCAAGTTCGGTTCGTCCATGTAGATAATGCCCTCTAGTCCCCCATTCTGAAACTTAGACGTACTTACATCAAGCGCTGAATTGTTCCTATTCGTCAGTTTCAACCCTGCTTTCAAAGGCGCCATTCCCATTAAATGACTACCATTTGTCGTATAGTCGTAGTTGAAATACTTCTCGTGGAACACTACCTCTTTCTCAAACCTTTCAATTCCTGTATACCCGAACATCGGCATGTTGTACCATAGCACCCGGCAGGGGAAACCAGTGTTCGCTACGATCTGCATGTGCTGGGAAGGCATTAAATGCAGTTCCTGCGGATACCCACTGTTAGCCCCTTTGTCCAAAAGATTCGCCCAAAGGAATTTATTACCTGTAAGCATCTTGTAACCTGATCCACTTGCCACCAATTCTTGGAAATTGCCTTCCTCGTTCGGATACTTCAGCAGGTCGCCCCATTTACCAGGGCTTTTCACCAGCTTTAACCCCTTTTGCTGCAAACTCCTGATCTTAGCAAAATCCTCTGGTCCTAAATCCCGCTTAGCTTGCAATGCATGAATCGCATTGATTGCTTTCAAAGAACTTTCATCCACCACTTCGTACACATTCCATGGTGCTTGTCTTACCTTATCAAGGATCAGGTTGATAATGGAATAAATGATATCATTGATCCCGTAACCCTCTGTTATATAGTTGGCCGAATGATCCGGTATTGGTATCAAACTGCCCCCTAT